AAGTACCAACCATATGCAATGGAACGTTTGTCTAAGGTAGGTAGACGTGTCATGAGATTAGCTAAGTTACCAGAAGAGTTACGTCTAATGGACTTACGTAGAACAGGTGTGACACAGATGGTTGATGCAGGTGTACCAATTGGACAAGTGATGTCTGTTACTGGACACAATCATGTGTCTTCTGTGCAACCATATATGAAACATACATATGATTCTGCAAATAATGCCTTGACACAGAGAAATGTAAGTGTACAATCGAGTGCAGCGAGCAACATAGAAAGTGATACATAATGAATATACTTAGTATTATAAATGATTTGTCACTTACTAATGGTGAAACAAAACGTATGACATGTCCTATATGTAATACTAAGAATACATTTACTGTAACAAATAACATGGGTTCTATTGTATGGAACTGTTACAAGGCTAGTTGTCCAACTGGTGGTGGTACTCGTACTACACTTACCGCTGAGGACATACGTAAATCATTGGGACGTGTTGCAGAAGAGACACATGCTATAAGTTTCTCAAAACCTGAGTGGTTTGTACGAGACTACGAAAGTATATCAGGCTTCTGCGATACGTGGGGTCTTGATGCACAACATCTAGGTCTATTGTATGATGTGAAGGAACATCGTGTGGTGTTCCCTGTTGTACATGACAATGTTATGGTTGATGCTACAGGTAGATCACTTGGGAAACGTATACCTAAGTGGAAGAGGTATGGAAAAAGTATCTTGCCATATGCATCGGGACATGGTAAAACTGCTGTAGTTGTTGAGGACTGCATCAGTGCCGCCATTGTCGGAGACAGTGATGTATATGTAGGGGTTGCAGTGTTGGGTACATCACTATCCCTCGGACATAAGCAGTACTTATCGCAGTTCTCAACGGCTATAGTTGCACTAGACCCTGATGCATTACCCAAGACTTTACAGTTTGCAAAAGAGTTACGAGGTTACGTAGATACTGTTAAGGTACTACGCCTCGAAGATGATTTAAAATATAGACTGCCATCCGACATGGCTAATCTTTCAACCCTAGGAGAATAACATATGGAACTATCCCTTATAAGAAGCTTAATGGATAAAGAGTTTTACGATGAACATCGTGGCTCACGTTGCCCAGACAGATTGTTTAGTAAAGATGTACGTAAGATCAAACAATCTATTGATAAAGCAATGGACAACTACGAGCGTACTGTAACACCTGCTGAGATTGAGGCATTGTTTATGTCTAACAATCCCACACTAACTACAGCACAGAGACAAGCATACAGTGCATTGTTTAATCAGATCAACAAAGAACAACCGATGGGTAGTGACATAGCCCAAGAGGTACTATCAAAACTATTTCAACAGGTGATTGGTGAAGACATTGCTAACCTTGGCTTTGACTATGTGAATGGTAGCAAGTCTAGTCTTGAGCCGTTACGTCAAATGCTTGAGCAGTATGGTGATGACTTCACACCTAACCTAAACATTGAATGGGAAGACATTGACCTTGATACTATCATTGCAATGACTGACCTTGAGTCACAGTGGACGTTCAACATACCTACATTGACACGTAAGGTAGAAGGTATCAATGCAGGTCACTTGATTGAAGTAGGTGCTAGACCTAACACTGGTAAGACTTCTTTCCATGCGTCACTTGTAGCAGGTCCTAATGGATTTGCATGGCAGGGTGCTAAGACAGTTGTGCTATGTAATGAGGAAGGCTACCATCGTGTAGCACACAGATACATTACTGCTGCAACTGGTATGGATAAGCATGAGATAGTAAAGAACAGAGCACATGCTATGGCTACCTTCGCTAAGATACGACCTAACATCATGTTCAAAGACGCAACAGGACGTGACATGAATTGGGTTGAGTCAGTATGTAAGTCATACAAACCCGATGTAGTTATACTAGACATGGGTGATAAGTTTGCACGCACTGCAGGTTTCTCACGTCCTGATGAAGCACTCAAGGCTAACGCTATTCATGCTAGGCAGATAGCTAAACAACAAGAGTGTGCAGTATTCTACATGTCACAGTTATCTGCGGAAGCTGAGGGTAAGGTTGTACTCAACCAAGCTATGATGGAAGGTTCACGTACAGGTAAGGCAGCAGAAGCTGACTTGATGATTATGATTAGTAAGAACCCAACTGTAGAAGGACAAGAAGAAGAAGACAATCAACGACACATCAATGTAGTTAAGAACAAACTATCTGGATGGCATGGCATTGTACACACCGACCTTGAGTACAAGATTGCTAGGTATGTATGTTGATAACGTGGTTAGATGTATCCTTACTGGGGTTGGTTGCAGTACTTGCATTCAACCTCTGGGAACAGAATAGACAAAGAGCATTACTTGAGAATGTACTACGTGATGTATACGATCTAGTAAATAAACACAACTCACTGGCAGATGCCTTCGTAGAATTGGCTAATGACTTTGACGAACAACAGGAGAATAAATGATGGCTAAATGGAAAGAGTTTGAAGTGATTAAAGAACACCATGTGTTTGATCCTGTCGAACGACCTGCACATTACAACCAAGATGGCATTGAGTGTATAGATTATATACGTCAGGTGCTAGGCTTGGATGGTTTTATTGCATACTGTCATGGTAACATGATCAAGTATCAGCATAGGTATCGTTACAAAGGTAATGGTGTAGAGGACATGAAGAAAGCTGAGTGGTATGTAAAGAGAATGAATGAGGCATTAGGGGAGAAACATAGATGAGATGTAGTAGATGCAATGTAGAACTAACAGAAGAAAACCACCCACCTTCATGGAGAAAATCTAATCAGACAAATTGTAAAAGTTGTATGGGTCAAAATAATAAATCAAATAATCCACAAAGAATGTGGGTCAATGGTAAGTATATACCTAAGACACATCCTTTACACAAGGCAGGTAACTACAAATCATTTGGTGATCTAGCCTTTGGTTCTCTCAACAACTACAAACAAATCAAAGAAGGTTATGTGTATGCAATTAGTAACTCTGCATGGCCTGATTGGATCAAGATAGGTATGGCTATTGATGCAGAAGATAGACTGAGTAGCTACCAAACAAGTTCACCTATGCGTAACTACAGGTTGGTACACTCTGTATACTGTAAAGATCGCAGTGAGTCTGAGCGTTCAGCACACATACTTGCGGCACGTAAGGCAAACATACCTTGGAATAAACAAGACAATGGTGAGTGGTTTAACATAACAAAAGAACAAGCTACGGACATACTAAAGGAGATAGCCATTGATTGAAGCAACATACATAGATCATATGGGCAGTGACTTATCTGTAGTCAATGCTGCACGTGTTAGCTTTGGTAAGAAATCAGAGTGGAATCCTAATTACCGAGATGAACCACCTTTATATCCAAAGGACGAGAAGCTGATTAAATACTTAGCCAAGCACAAGCACATCAGCCCATTCGGGCATTCCTTTGCATCCTTCCATGTCAAAGCACCAATCTTTGTGGCACGTCAGCTAGTTAAGCATAAGTTCCTACGTTGGAATGAGATTAGTAGAAGGTATGTAGACAGTGACCCTGAGTTTTATTTACCTGATGAGTGGCGTGGGCGTAGCGAGGATAAGAAGCAAGGTAGTGATGGAGTTATCTATCCTTTAAATGTATCTGAGAATGAGTTCGTTAACTATACAGCATTAAGAGTTTACAAAGAACTTCTTGAGGAAGGTGTTGCTCCAGAGCAAGCACGTATGGTACTACCACAGTCTACCATGACTGAGTGGTATTGGTCTGGTAGCTTAGATGCCTTTGCTGATATGTGTAACTTACGTTGCAAGAATGACACACAATATGAAACAAGAGTAGTTGCTAACAAGATTAGTGAAAAACTTCTTGACTTGTTTCCCGTTTCATGGGAAGCATTAAAGGAGAATGATAGATAGATTGGAGTTGGTATGATACTTACCTTAGATGTAGAGAACACAGTAGTAAAAAGAAATGGTAAGCTTCACCTTGATCCATTCGAGCCTGAGAACACACTGGTTATGGTGGGTATGCTAGATGATAACGATAACGAAACTATTATTACATTCGATCATTCAGAGCAAACACCAACTGCAAATGGACGGGCGATTGTTCAAGACACATTGGACAAGACCCGTCTGCTTGTAGCACACAATGCACCCCATGATCTACTATGGTTGTGGGAGTCAGGCTTTACATACGATGGTGATGTATTCGACACTATGCTTGGCGAGTACGTATTACAACGTGGTCAGAAGCAACCACTATCCCTTGAGGCATGTGCAGAACGTTACATGCTAGAGACACAGAAGCAAGACTCATTGAAGGAGTGGCTCAAGGCAGGTAAGTCAGTACGTGATATGGATCACGCTGAGTTATCAGAGTACTTGTCTGCTGACCTACATGCAACACAACAGTTGTACAATGTTTTGCGGACATCATACGAGGGATGCAGTACACTAGAACCAACAGTCAAGCTGACTAACCAGTTAGCTGTACACCTAGCACGTATATATCAACGTGGTCTAAAGGTAGACATGACTGCACTAAACGCTGTTAGACAAGAGTTCGAACAAGAACGTAATGAACTAACAGTAGCACTTGAGAAACAGACTGCAGAGCTAATGGGTGACAGACCTATTAACCTCAACAGTCCAGAGCAATTGTCTTGGGTTATATACAGTCGTAAGCCACACGATAAGAAGTTCTGGAAAGAATTGTTTGATGATCGTATGCCTGATGCAGAATACAAACGTAATGTAAATGCATACAGTAGTAAGTTATTCAAACAGAAAGCTAGTCAATGCCGTACATGTAATGGCAGTGGCAAAACATGGAAACAAAAGAAGGATGGTACACCATATGCTAAACCAAATAGATGCGTTAGTTGTGACGCTACAGGATATAATTTTATTGATATTGATAGTAGGTTGGCTGGGCTAAAGTTCACACCACCTACAGCCAAGTGGGTCAGTGCCAATGGTTTTGGTACAGGCAAAGACAATCTAGTATTCCTTGAGAGTATTGCTAGGTCACGTAACATGACAGATGCAGAAACATTCTTACGTAATGTTCGTAGGTTATCTGCTGTTGAGACTTACCTAAGCAGTTTTGTTGAGGGCATTGCTAACTTTGTCAAGCCTGATGGCCTACTACATGTACGTTTATTACAGCATCGTACAGGTACAGGAAGACTATCAGGTGCAGACCCTAACATGCAGAACATGCCACGTGGTGGTACATTCCCTGTTAAGAAAGTGTTTGTATCCAGATGGAAAGGTGGGCAGATAATGGAAGCTGACTTTGCACAGCTTGAGTTCAGAGTTGCTGCCTACCTATCACAAGACATGACTGCCATTGACGAGGTTACTACAGGCTTCGATGTGCATAGCTATACAGCTAAGGTTATTAGTGATGCAGGTCAACCTATGACACGTCAAGATGCCAAGGCACACACATTTGCCCCCTTGTATGGTGCGAGTGGCTTTGGTAGATCAACCGCTGAAGCTGCTTACTACAAGCAGTTCACTACTAAGTATGCAGGTATTGCTAAGTGGCATACTGCACTTGCCAAAGAAGCACTGAACACTGGCAAGATAACAACCCCATCAGGGCGTGAGTTTGCATTCCCTGATGTACAACGTAGACGATTTGGAGGTGTGACATATTTCACACAGATTAAAAATTATCCTGTACAATCGTTCGCTACAGCAGACATCGTACCTATCTCACTGATATACATAGATAAGTTATTGATGGCTAACAAGTTACGCAGTTGTGTTGTGAACACAGTTCATGACTCAATTGTAATTGATATACACCCAGACGAAGAGGAAATAGTATTAAAGATCATACAGGTAGCCAACGATAAGTTGATACCTATAGTAAACAAGAAGTGGTCACTGGACTTTAACATACCATTATTATTAGAAGCAAAAATTGGCCCTAACTGGCTTGACACAAAAGACGTAGTGTGATATAACTACCTTTCGTCTGATAAACATATATAGGAGATAAGACATATGAACACAGTAACAACAGTAGACACAAACAACTTTGCAGAGATGGCACAAGCTATGGGTATGGGTGCTGATACACCTAAGACTAGCAAGTCAGCTAGTACATTGGCACGTCTACGCATTCATCACACACCCATCATGGGTCAGCAAGAGATTGCAGGTAAGATGAAGAACGTAGAGGTCATTAGCGGTGGTGCATACAAACTAGAGATACCAGATGGTCCTACGTACTATGCTGATCAAGTATCTATCCGACCATTCCTACAGCGATTCATGTACAAGAAGTTTGTCAAGGGCAGTGATAAGACACCTAACAAGTTCGTCAAGACTGTCATGGCTAATGATCTTAACAGTGACATGAAAGATAATGATGGTGGCTTCAACTGTGGTAAACCTGCAGGGTTCATCAAAGATTGGGCGGCACTACCCGACAGTATGAAAGACTTAATCAAGTCAATCAAACGTGTACGTGCTTTGTTTGGTACAGTAGAGTTGGTTAATCCTACTGATGCTGATGGTAATCCTGTTGATGTAGATACTACTGCATTCATCTGGGAGATTGACAATCGTGATGCATTCAAAACACTTGGTGAACAGTTCGCTAAGTTATCTAAGATGCGTAGGCTACCACCACAGCATTACATTACCTCTACTACCAAGGAAGTACCACTACCCAATGGTAGCAGTTTCTATGTACCAGAGACTGACATTGACTTATCTAACACATTAGACATGGACAATGAGTCGCAAGCAGTCTTTGCTAACTTTGTTGCATGGATTGAGAACTACAATACGTACATTCTCAACGCATGGAATGAGAACATGCACAAGAACGAAGAGGTGGATACAGATACTGTCGAAGCCTTTGTGGACATTGACGCAGAGGACTTCGTATAATGAACCACCCTGCTGAACTGGCGATAAATCAGTATCTTGAAGATGCTACATCTGGTAAATCTAGTATGTCTGAAGAGACTATACAACAGATTGGTAAAGATGTAATGGATTCAGTACGCCGCCAGTTCGGTGGGGGCAACAAGCGTGATGAGTTTCGTTTACGTATGTCTAACATAGGTAAGCCTACTTGTCAGCTTTGGTTTGCTAAGAACAAGCCAGAGAAAGCGTTGCCCAAACCGACAACGTTCGTGATGAACATGTTACTAGGAGACATAGTTGAAGCTGCATTCAAAGGTATCATTACCGAAGCAGGAGTAGCCTATGAAGACGAAGATAACTTTGTTCAACTAGAATTAAACGAAGATACAATACATGGGTCATACGATCTTATTATGGATGGTGCATTAGATGATGTTAAGTCAGCATCTGATTGGTCATATCGTAACAAGTTTGAGTCATATGATACACTCAGTAAGGGTGATTCATTTGGTTACATTGGTCAACTTGCAGGTTACGCAAAAGC